CAGTTTTTTCTACTACTGGTGCATCTTGCCACCCTGCAGTTTTCATCATCTGTTCCATTCTTGCCCATGAGCCAAAAGCTCTTTTTGCAACCATAAAACGCATTGGAGCGTCATCAGCTGCTTTGTATTCTTCAATAGAAAGAACTTTGCCTTTCTTTTTGAAGTATTCCATTAATACTTTTAATACTTGTGGTCTATTCATTTTCTATATCCTCTTCTGTTTCTTCAGGTGGTCTACCACCTTCCTCTGGGTTAGCTGCACTACCTGCGATATTTGCAGGTATTCTTAATTCATCATGTCCTTCAATTGGTTCCATGTTCATTGCGTCTCTAACCTCGTTAGGTGTCATAATACCTGTATTGACTAAAGTAGCATAATAAGCTGCTTGGTCTCTCAATTCTGGTTGTAGTGCTGGAACTCCATGCACATCTTCAACTAGTTTAAATCCAAAGTATCTTTCACACGCATACCCAATTTTTCTTACAATAGGTAGTATAGTTTCTAAATAATAGAGTCTGTGATTAGGTCTAATATTTGCATTATTACCACCATCTAATAAAATTGGTGGAACTCCTAGTGCTTCTAAAATTATTTTTTCGTTAGCGGCGATTGATGGTTGGAAGTCTAATTCCTTGAAGTTTACTTTAGTAAGACTATCAACTTCAATACCGCCATCTAATATTAGTGGTCTTCTACCACCATTTTTTGGATTATATCTAGTACTCCAAGCCTGTAACATTCTTTCTTTAATTCTGTCAGAAAGAGTATTAGGACTTTTAAGTACTAATCCTGGAACTGCTCCATTTTTGAAGAAGTTATCCTGAAATTTTCTCATATTATCCATTAAATACATGGTTCTATAAGCTGGTTTCAGTCTAGGTACACCCCTATATATTGATTTGAATGAGTTTTCCTTAATATGTATTATTTCATAAGGGGTGTAGTCTATATGACCATCATATACATACTTGTTAATATAAGTCTTTTCATCAGTCTCAATAGTAACATTGTTCGCAGGTAAATGATAGAGATGGGCACCATCATAATATATAAAGATGTTTCCATCAATCAGTAAATCAATAATTAAATTTCTTTTAAAACTATTGATGTCCTGAAACGGATTTGGCTCTCTATTAAGTAATAAGTCTACACGACTTCTACGAACATTCTGAACCATGGGTGTTATCCCATTAATTTTCTCTCCAACGTCAAAAGGTATATCTGCGCTATCATCAACAATCATATTGACTGCTCTGTTAACTACTTCTAGTTCTTCGTAAGCTGAGCGATAATTATCTTTCTTCTCACGAGTATCTATCGACATTCCTTCTTCTAGGCCAATAAAAGGCTGAGCTGGATTTAGCTTTTCCTCTCTATCTATGCCTAAAAATCTGTCATACCATGCCATATTTGTCTCTCTGTATCTCCACCCATCGTTTTTGTTTCATTGCTGTTGCCAACTTTGGTCTTTTGCCATAAATACTATGCAATCTTATGTGATGAGTTTTACATAGAGTTGCTGCTTCATCGTATACTTCGACGAGGTGTTCTTCAATGAACTGTTCTCGTAGATTCATTATTTCATCGGCTGAGGTAATCGTAATTTTGTTATCCTTCAGCCACTTATGTAGTAATTCAGTCATTCCGTAGAAGTGGTGAAAGTCTAAATTTTCTGTTTCCCCACAGATAAAGCACTGGGTGTCTTTCTTATATCCTGATTTTGCTTTATCCCTAACGTACTTGACTAAATCTCGTTTTAAATCCATAAATTCCTATTAGTTAAAATTATACCAAAAATTCACCTTCATGTCAACATTTATTTTTTGGCAGGTCATATTTAAAAAGTACTTGCAGATGTCTCAAAAGTATACAATGCATAACGTAAAGCGTCTGACATATGAGATGCCATATTATGTTTAGGTTTTTCTTTGATTAAATTAGGATTGGGGTCCCATTGATATTGGTCAACTGCTGATAGTGACTGAGAACATCTTTGGTCGATTATGAGAAGGTCATTGTCGATAATACCTGCTGCGTGTCCAATTCCGTCTAGAACTGATTTTTTGGCATTAATAGTAGTAATATCATAATTTTGCGCTAGGTCGAATCTAGTTTGTTGAGCCGCTGAATCGATATAAATATAGTCAATATTATATTTATCTATCATTCTACGTATTTCTACCGCATGCTGCTCAGTAGTTCTTTCGGCGTCCATGTATTCATCTACTAGATAATATTTTTGTTCGTCCCAATCATATGCTATTACACATAATGCTGTTGGGTCTTTGTATCCTACGTCTAGTCCTGCAAATACATCCATTTTGCTAGTATCTAACTGACTTAAGTCTGCGACACACTCTTCAAAATTAAAGTTCCAAACCTGTCCTTCATAAGTGTTAAAGTCAGCGAGATACTCTTGAGCAAACTCTGCTTGAGACATTGCTTTCTTTGCTTCTAGAATATCATTATCACTAAACCTTGGGTTTTCATGATATGTGGCTCTTATAGATGCCCAGTCCTGAAATTCATTGCTGAATCCTCTATGCCAAAACTCAGCAAACCAATTATTTCGTCCCCTTGGCGTTGAAATAAATACAGCTTTACTGTTTTCTTTATCGAGTGTAGGTCTGAGTGCTACATTAAAAGCATCTTTTCCATCGGCTAATGCTGCCTCATCAAAGATAATTAAATCATAAGACCTACCAACAGTAGAGTCTACCTGATTTACTGAACCCATTCTGATAGTGGAACCATTAGAGAGTTCGATAACTTTATCCTTTGCGTTATCTCTCACCACCTCCAAATCAAAGTGCTTTATAAGTTGCCTTTGTAAGTCGAAAGATATCTGGGATAAAGAATAGTTCGGTGACATAATTAATATATGTGAGCCAGGCACGAGTGACACAAGTTGTCCAATTACATTAGTTATATAAGTTTTGCCCTGTCGCCTAGAAATGGCGGCACACACGAATCTATATTTTGGGTTGTTGACTGCGTTTATAAGTGCAGTCTGTGATGAGTTAGGTTCAATACCTAACAAATTCATATATTCTGATATGGGTAATTTGATAAACCTTTCAGTTGCATCAAAGTTCATTAATTCAGAACTTACAATGTCTGTTCTACTTACATCTAACATTTTAATGTATTGTTACTTTTTCTTTAATAATTTCTGTTAACCCTGCGATTTTATCATCATTAAATAATTGATTTTGGTCGCATACATTTAAAAGATATAAATATCCTAGACATAAATTGGTCATGGTTTGATCTGCGTGCGTTAACTTACCCCTTTGCTCTGCTTTCTTTTGTAAAACATTAAGAGTAACGGTGCAAGTTTCCGCAACATCATCTAACCATTGAATATCTTTCATTATGGTGTTACCACGCCTACACCTTTGACTTCCGCATGTGCAGCAAATATCTTTTCTTCCCTTTTCTTTCTGATGAATGTAACTTCTCCAGCTATAAGAGTCATAGTTGCTACGGTATTGCCTGATGAGTCGGTGACGGTTACTAGTCTATTTGTTGAGCCAGTATTAACTAAACGCACATCATCTGAACTGCCAAAATTGCTGGCTGCTCCTGATGAAGTTCCGCAAGCGGCTTCACTTCCAAGTAATCTCATTTACTTCTCCTTTTTCTGCTTTGCTTTACGTTCAGCTTTTAACATAGCATCATCAATATCAACGTCTCCGTCCATATCTGCATCTTTGCCATTAATTATGTTCCAAACTTTTAAAGCTACTTCTTTAATTTTTTCCATATCCTTTCCTTTGGTGATTGGGCGTACGCTTTTGGTTTTATCCTGGTACGCCCACATTATTTAACTTATCTAGAATATGTCTGACTATTTTCTATTCTTTCTTTTTTTACCCTTTTTCTTAGGGCGACCCTTTTTAGAGCCATAAGTGCCTTTTCCTTTTGGCATTATTTTTCTTCCATGTACATAGTCCAAGCACCATATGCTAGTCCTATCCATGCTAATAATTTTGCCAAACCACCAGTTAAAATGACTACCAAGCAACCAGCTACGATTACAGCTCCGTCCCATGAGGTTCTTTCAGAGACTCTTGCTTTTAACCAA